TTGTTGTCAAGGGCGAACAAGCCCGCCCAGTTGTTGCCGATAGACCGCTTTATTATTTTTTCGGCCTCCAATGGATCCCCGTTCGATATTTTGACCAAGTTGGAATAACATTGTTTTACCGCCCTGTCGCTTTTGTATTTTTGCCCCCTCTCTTTTTTGTAGTCCAACCATTCAGCGAAAATATCGGAGAATTTTTTTTCAACGAAATCCATATTTATTTTATCTCTATTGTCATCTCTATTATTAATTATATTTTCATTTATATTTTCATCTTCAGTACGCTTTAGCGTATGCTTCGCACTTGCTTTAGCATATGCTTTATTTTTTTCTCCTCCTTTTTTGCCGTTAACTCTCCGACTATCAATGTATTTCGCCCTTTTGATAATTTCTTCCTCCATCCTTTCGTTGTAAAAAAGGCCGTTTTCATCGCGCGCGAATTTTCGCATAACATCTTCGCTCGCTTTAGCTACGCTTAAGCATATGCTTTTTTCGCTTAAATGTCCTATCTGGTGTTGCATACATAACAGCGTGATATACTGTCCTCTCTCCTCCATTGTAAGGCAGGCGCAACCGGTCAAAAAATCGCCGGTATAAAACAAAACCGCTGGATCTTTCATCGAATTATTTTTAAATTGTATGTGGTTAATTTTAAGGGAACATCTCGACAACGGGAAACTTTGGCTCGTACCTGCCTAAGTCTTCCAATATCCTGTTATAAGTATCGCTGAACCATCGCTCTGAATCGATATGCTCTTCGCATTTTTCAGCCCCGTAGATAACGGTCGAATGGTCGTGTCCAGTGTACGAAGCTATTTCGGCTATGGTCAACAAAGTGCCACCCTTCACGTAAATTTCTGGATCATCTATGGTGGCCTTCCAAAACATTTTCCGGGCGTTGACGTATTTCGCCCCGTTGCTCTTTACTTTTAGCCCACCCCTTTTTAACCCGTTTTCGACCTCGACCACTTCGGCCAAATACTTTAATTTATTGAATAAATCTGCCTTCCACGCAACAGAGCAATCTATATTAACTTTCATCGGATTTGGCTTTAGGTTCAAAATGGTCGGCACACGCTTTATCCGTGCCGAAAAACAGGTATTTTTGGTAAACGCACCCGTATAGGATAGCCCCGTTTTTTGTCGTGTGCGCCTCGGTATAAGGCCTCGCGTTAGCGCATTTTTCGCACCTTTTCGGCGCAAGTTCTTTAAACAGTTTTTTCATCTCTTAAATATCGGTTAATAATTTCAACAAAGTTATCAAAAGAATTGCATATAACATAATCATAACACATTTTATTTAATATGTTCATGTACTTTATTTGGCTGTCGGCCTGCCTTCCGCCCGCGCTTTTCATCTCGATAAAAAGGGCGTGTATGCCGTTTTTTGGGACAAGGAGCATAAGGTCGGGAAACCCAGCCCTGACGCCCATTTTTTTGAACCTCGCCCCCTCCCTGGCGTTTCTTTTGCCGCCGTTCGGCACGTGGACAAGGTACGGGGACAAAGCACTGTATTGGAGATTAAACCACGTTACACAGGCTATTTGTAGGTTTTCTTCTATGCGTTTCATTTGCCCTTAACGTAATATTTGCCCCCGCAATCTTCCCCGTTCTCAAGATCGTAACATTCCCCGTCACCCCTGTCAATATTGCAATAATATTGGTCGAACGGGTTACTGAACGCGTTGGCGCATTTGTAGCAGTCAAACTCGTTTTTGATAGCTGCCCTTGCCTCATCCAACAGGCTCACAATGTGTCTCGCGTCGATCATCGACACTTCGCCGATCTCGGCGGCTTTCAGGATTTCTTCTTTGGTGTATTTCTTTTGTTTCATAATTTTGTTTTATTTTTAGTTAAGTGCCAATTACCGCAGTACCTGCAGAAATATTTTCTTAGCGGGATCTCCGCTTTGGATATTATCTGATCCGCCCTGTTTTCAGATAAGCCAGTCTTTTTGATACAGCCTTTTATCCATTTGTCGGTTTCGGTCATGGCTAAAATTCTATGTACCTCCAATATTTGACTTCGCCCATCTTGGGTAATAAGTTGCTCCATGATTCTATGTATAGGTTGTACCGAGAAGCCCGAACAACACCTTTATCGGTCTTTACCAACACTTCTTCACTATCCCCGTCGTTTGTCCCCGACAACCCCTCGCCAACATCGTTCCATTTCGTGGCGAACTCGATACCTGCGCAAAAACCTTTTTCTGCAGCGAATTGTTCTGAATAGTCGTCATAATATTTGCCCTTACTGTAATTAGAAGCGGCTTCGTTTATCAGTTGTTTCTTTTGTATCATATCTTTTTCGGGTTTTACCAAGCCCGCCCAAGGCTATTAATTGAACAATATATCCAGTTTTGGCTGTATAAAGTTAGGTTTACCAACTTTACACGCTAGTTATAGCCAATTAAAGAAACGGTGTAGTAGGCTTTCCTTTCGTATCAACCCACCGCTTTAATTCGTTGTATAATATAATATCGTCATTGAACTCATGTGTACCAATTTTACCAAGCATGTATAAGAAGCATTTGCCCCACCAAATACGAAAGGAACGTGGTAAATCAATCATTTTACTTTTAATATATTTTTTCATTGTTTTAAATTAACTGGCTATAACAAGCAATATAAAACAGTTGCCAGAAAACTGCGTTATATTTTGAAACGAACTATAAGGCAACCGTTTCATATTGCCGACCGTTAGCTGCAAGGCTAAAGACTGCCCCGTAAGTTGTGTAGTTCGTTTGAAATTTCATTCAGCGAAACATTTTCAGCAAGTAGATTTAACAAATGGTCAAGCACATAGTACCTATTACTGTGCATAGATTCTAAACTTCCTATTTTTCGTTCAAGTTCGTGTATTTGACTTTTCAATTCACGATTTTCATTTTGGACATTATGGAGTTCCCATTTATCTGCCTTTTCTCTTAATTTTCCTTCGATTTCGTATGAGTTCATTTTGATTTTAATAAAGCCCAGCAGCTAACACGTGGTATAGTTAATTGCCGTATTTGTTAATATTGAAGCGTTACCACCCGCTTGTAATTTTGCGTAAATTGATAGGAAAGTACCCGCAATCGGCAACTAACCATACCACCATACGTTACCTGCCATGCTATCCGACAGACAACTCAAAGTAATAATGACCGCCAGCTCGCCACATAACGTATCTCATTTGAAAGTGAGTGAGCCACATATTTGACTTAATGGCTGCAATCGTTTCTTCATTACCACTCCATCCGCCTGTATGTAATTCAAGTTTGTGTTTGCCTTTGTATTTCTTACTTAGCTTAAATCCCCAATCAGACATATACCATCCATCAACAAGTATCATTTTAACAAAAGTGAGCAAAGGCAAACTTTCATCAGGCTTGTAGTTTTTAAGGAATTGCAGCCATTCCTCCGTTGGATAACCTTCGTCATCCAAAAGCACGGCAGGTAACAAAGTATATGCGTCAGGCGGGGCGACTTGCTCCGTATCAGCATTTGTGTTTAATTCATCTTTCTTCATTCTATTTAAGTGTTGTGGTTAATAATCCCGCCCGAACGCATATACTCGAACGTTATGCGTAATTAAATACAACGACCACCGCAATCTTCGTGATATTCTTCAAATGTTACACTTCTACCATCAACTAATTCACCACATAGTTGACAAATCCATTTTCTATCGTCACTCTCAAAAATTGATATGATTTCGAGTTGAGTAAAAACATTTGCTGCACCTTCGTCATATTTCCATATATGCAAATCGCCACCAACCATACCAACCATTATTTTGTCAATATGGCATTTGTGTTTTTCTGCAAAGAATGATAAATAACTACGCACAACAATATGTTTATGCAATTGGGGGTCTTGTGATAATTCGTTCATAATCTGTATTTATTAAATTTATACTACTTTGATAGTGCAGCGGTTTCTAATCCCCAACTGCACAAACATTTAACGTTAGGCGTTATTGCTACATTTTGCCTCAACATTATTCTGTTCTTCTATCCATTCAAGTTTTTCAGTGGCACAGCAGGCACACACTTTCCTTCTTGGCTGCTTTGGATATCTACCCCTAATTTCAGTCAGTTCTTGTCCACAAATTTTGCAGTACTCTTTCCGCAACAAACGCCTAACAATGTGTATAAACCATTGCTTTATAGTGCGTCTGCCAAGTTTCTTTTTTCTATTAAACATATCTGTATTTTATTAAGTTATTATTTAAATCACGCAACGGTTCATATACCCAATCCGTTAGCGGTAATTGTATCAATACTCTTCAATCCTATCAATGTTACCGCATTTGGGACAGTGATATATCATTATGTCTGTGTAATAAACATTGTCATCGGTATCATAAGGTATATCACTTTTTTTAGTTTCTACATATTTTACACCACACGAACAACTACCGCTAACACCAGCTATATTTAATTGCTGGCTCTGTGGGTCATTTAAGTTTTGTTCTTTACTCATAATTTCATGTACTTTGATTGTTTAGTATTTCAAAATCAGCAACTAAACATAGCTGTAAACGTTATATCTCCCCCCACCTCCCATCCCCGATCTTCTCCACTACCTCCCTCGGCAGTTCCCCCAACGCCAACAATCCCTCAATCCGTTCTATCCTTTCGCCCATAGCCTTGTACAGCCGTTTCCCCTCTTCATCACCGCCCATCGCCATCGGGTCGCATCCGAGTATCTCCAACATCTCTTTGTCAAGGTTGTGGTAGTACCAGAAATTTTTGTAAGCGCGTTTCAATTCGCGGAGTTCTTTTTTAAGTTGTTTGAGTGGGGTCATAGCTGTAAAATGTTAGTATGTGTTTTATTGTTTCAACCGTCCACCCGTTGCCTAACATACGGTATTGCTGTGTCGCCGAGCATTTCCATATATACCAATCCGGGACGGTCTGCAAACGGGCACACTCGGTAGGGGTTAGGTGGCGGATCCTTGTTGTACCTGTCAGGGTCATACCGTTGGCTTGCGAACCTTTATGGCTTGTCGATAAAAAGGCGTTGGCTTTGTCGTTATAGTCCTTATGGTTGCGCTGTTGGCGGGGGTTCAACTGCATTATCAAATTGTCCTTATATACCCCCGTTAAACAGTTGGTTTTATTGGTGGTGTTCGCTTCCAACCTTTGCTCCGCTTTCAATGTTTTGTCGTTATCTTTTCTTACGCCGTTTTCGTCCGTTTTCCTGCCGACCATAGAAACACATATCAAATCCATGTCGGAATGTAGACCTCCAGAATGTCCGCCTGCGGTGAAACATGAGGATTTTGTTTGATCCTCTTTAGGATTTAGTTTGGTATCTATAACAAAGTTATCCGAAATATCGCAACTAGCCATTGAAGCCAATAACGCCGAAGATTTGTCGTCTCGTTCACGTATGTTCACTTTTCCCCCGTTAAAATTGTCCGAGCGTTTATGGAAGTAGTTTACCATCTTTTCGCTCAAATAATACTTCTCGTCAACGTCCGTTTCCAGTATGTCTTTGAGCAATATCCCCCTGTCCGCCGGCTGTGGTATGTCCGTGTGTATCTCGCCGAACAGCCCTACTGTTTTTGTCCTTATGTTCGACCAATACCACCGGTTCCTGTTCTGGGCAGAAACAAGGTTTGAGTTTATGTTTACGGGGAACAGCCCGCAATATTGGTTTATAACCCTCATGTGTTTGCGCTCCATGTCCACGTTTTCGAGGAGGAACTTAACGTCTGGGTTGAATTTCCTGCAATGTTCCAATATCGCTATAAACTCGAAGAACAAAGCCGAACGTGGGTCATCGAACGCCAACTGCTTACCCGCGAAGCTGAACCCCTGGCAGGGACTGCCCGCCCCGATAAGCCTTATCGAAGCCCAGTCTATGTCCCAATCCCGCCATCCCGTGACACTGCCAAGTTGGACAGTATCCGGGAAATTGAGCTGTGTCTGGGCTATGGCGTGTTTGTCTATCTCGCTGGCATAATAAACATCGGGGCTTATCCCAAGCTCTTTGCCCGCTATTTGCAAGCAACTCATACCGTCAAAAAGTGATAACCAGTTGTTCATGCTACAAAGATAGTATTATCCGTGATATGGCGGGTGTTAATAATTGTTAAAAGATAGTTTTTTGTTCAACCTTTACAAATCTCTTTTCAGCGAACTTTAAATTTATTGTTGCCTGTTTGAAATAACTGTCTTTAAGTTCAACCCCCAATGCTTTACGTCCCATAGATACGGGACTAAATACTTCTGAACCAACGCCCATGAAGGGTGTTAATACCGTGTCATTTGGGTTTGAATAAAGATATACAAGCCTATCTATTACATCCAATTGTAGAGGGTGTACGTGTTTTTCGTCGTCCTCTTCTTTTGAATCCCTGAACGGCAAAACATTGTCTATTCTTATATCGTCCCAAACAGATGAAGCATATCTTTGCCAAGTCAAATGGGATAATTTGTTTTCTCTCTGGTCTCCATTAAATGTTGACCATTTTTTTCTGAAATCCTCATAATTGCCGTATGTTTCTTTATGTTGTTCTAAAAAAGGCGTTTCCCCAAAGTATGGAAAATCTAATAACCCGTTCGGGTGTGTTACGGGTATTTCGGCATCACCTCTTTTTTTGAATATTAGAACATAATCGGGCATGGCGGTAAAACACTTGGTAGCGTCTTCCACTATAAATTTGTGCATAAGGCTTTGAACCATCGTCCTCATCCTCACTTTCAACGGCTCTTTCCATATTGTTATCCTGTTATAATAATCCAGTCCGTACTTTTCATGGATATTTATTACCTCTCCCGGAAAGTCCCATAATTTACCCGTATAATCGTGTATATCCTCAACGTGTACGGCGTTAATCCTACCCGTTTTGGTTACTCTCGCCAATTCTGATACCAGATATTCATATTGCTGTAAAAACTGTTCCTTGCTTTCACAGTTTGAAAAGTCCCTTTCGCTGCTACTGTAATTGTATAGTCCGGCGAATGGCGGCGAATATATCACCAAGTCTATTGAGTTGTCCGGTAGTTGTGGGATTACTTCCATGCAATCTCCGTTATAAATACTGTAATTTTTGTCGTGCATTTGTTCTTTTACTTTCATAATCAAATAAATTTAGGTAATATAATTTCTTTGTTAAATTCTTTTATGTTCGCTTTATACTCTTTATTTGTTTGGTTGGCCAACTTTTCAAACATTTTTATAGCTTTTTCTTTCTTTATTAACAAGCTTTCTATCATTCTTTCTTGCCCATCAGATAGTATTAAATCTACATATACGTCCCTCTTTTGCCCAAACCTCCAAAACCTCCTTATGGCTTGATAATACTGCTCATAACTATATGTCGGAAAATATGTGGTATGGTTGCAATGTTGCCAATTAAGCCCAAATGCCGTTATGCTTGTCTTTGTTACCAGTTTTTTGATATCCCCCATTGAAAATGAATACAATATATCTTCCTTTTTGTCTATATCCATATTGCCCCTTACCTCCACGGCTTCGGTGTCTATATCCAATATTTTGTCGGCCTCATCGTTAAGGTTGCACCAATAAACCGATATCTCGTGTTCTTTGGCTTTTTGTACGGCCATTTCGCACCTTTGTCCGATAGTAGCTTTTGCCTCTTGTTTTATTTCATGGAATCCTATGGCCGGCATGGCGAATAACGATGTCTGTCCGTTTATGGTAAGCGGGTTTTCATTCCTTAAAATAGTTTCTATTTCATGTAATCTTGGAAGTATAAACCTATCGTCATTAAAGCCCATATCGCTAGGTTTTTTGGCCGATATAGACCAACTGGATACCCATAACCAAAAATTATCCTCCGCATGGGGTTTTAAATAATATTCCTCCCCTTGTCTCGCTTTAGATCTTTGGCTAATCTTGGCCACGTTGTTTTGGTTGTTTTTAAAAAACTTTCCCAACATATCCATATAACCCATATATCCTAATGCCTCGGAACTTGTGCCAAGTTCTATATAATCGTTTGGAGATGGCGTGGCTGTCGCTAAAAACCTATACTTAACCTTTTTTAAAAATAAATTTACTTGGTTTTTAATGGCTCCATCAAAATTTTTTAATATAGAACTCTCATCCAATATCACGCAATCAAAATCAGATGGCTCCAGATAATGCAACCTTTCATAATTTATTAATATTATTTTTTTGGAGTATTTCCCAGTTTTAGTATGTTCTATGTCCTCTATTCCAAATTTTTCAGCCTCGCTAATAAATTGTTTGGCTACCGCCAAAGGTGTTATTATTAATGCTGGCTTATTCGTTTCTGTAACAAAGTTTTTGGCTATCACCAATTCGATAATCGTTTTACCTAATCCTGTATCCAAAAAAATAGCGCACCGACCTTTTTTAATCGCGTATTCCGCGATATACTTTTGAAAGTCAAACATAGAATCGGCCATATAATTTACGTTAATGCCATAATTAATAGAAGAATGTTTTTTGTTTTCTATAAATTCTAAATAATTCATAATATAAATTGGTTATTTGTTTATTATTCTCCCCGC